CAACATCAGGTGCTTACACAGTACAGTTTAAATATGCTTCTGGTTCAGGAGATTCATTTACTTTTTCAGCAACAGATAAAGGTGATCAAGCTGTATTTGCTACAGCAAATGATGGAACTAACCCAGACATTTATACTTTAGGTTTTGGTGATGGTGATGTAACTCTTACAGGAACACAAACTTTAACAAACAAAACTTTAACTAGCCCTGCAATAGGTACAAAAATTTCAGATACAAATGGAAATGAATTACTTAATCTTACTGCAACAAGTTCAGCGGTTAATGAATTAACTTTGGCTAATGCTGCAACAGGCAACGGTCCAATTCTTTCAGCAACAGGTGAAACTAATGTTGATATAAATTTAAACCCTAAAGGAACAGGTGTACTTAAAAGTGCGACGGCTGCAGTTAAAATTGCAGGATTAGAAACTATGTGGGTTCCATCTTCAGCTATGTATGGGGCTACAACTAACCCAGCAGACGCACAACAAGTTGAAACAACAGCAATAAGACCTGATATGAAAGTATTAGATTTTGATGCAGGTACAAAAGAGTATGCACAATTTTCAGTTGCTTTTCCAAAATCTTGGAATGAAGGAACAGTGACTTATCAAGTATATTGGACACCGAGTTCTACGAATACAGGAAACTGTTTATTTCAATTACAAGGTGTAGCGGTTGGAGATGGTGATACTATTGATGTTGCTTACGGAACAGGAATTACAGTTACAGATGCTGGTATAGGAACAGTAGAAGATCAACAAATTTCTCCAGTAAGTAGCGCAGTTACAATTGCAGGTTCTCCTGCGGCAAGTGAACAAACTTACTTTCAATTATTAAGATTAGCAGATGACGGTTCAGATACTTTTACTGGGGATGCTAGAGTTCTTGGTATTAGAATATTCTTTACTACTGATGCAGCTAACGACGCATAAGGAATTTAGATATGAGAGACATTAAAAATAAACTTACATCAGGTAAGAACACAAAAAATATTAAAAACAGAAAAGGTAAATCATTTGGTTATCAAGTCTTAGGATTTGGTGCTGGTGGCTCAGTTGCAGCACCTGTAGACGTTGATTACTTAGTAATTGCTGGAGGCGGTGGTGGCGGCAGGAACAGAGGAGGCGGAGGAGGATCTGGTGGTTACAGAACATCTTTTCCAGGTGGAACAAAAATTACATTAGATGGTGGAGATACAACTATTACAGTTGGTGGAGGAGGAGCAGGAGCACCCACACCTTCACCTGGTACTGGAACAGATGGTGACGATTCAGTAGTAGGTTCAATTACTTCAACAGGTGGTGGTGGAGGCGGAAGTTTAAATGGTTCACACCCAGATCCAGTAGCAAATGGTCGTACAGGTGGTTCAGGTGGAGGTGGTGGTTCATATGGTAGTGGTGGTCCCGCTCTAGGTGGAGCAGGAAACACTCCCCCAACAAGTCCCTCACAAGGTAATCCTGGTGGAAATCAAGATTCAGGTTCTCCCGATGCACCAGCAGCAGCTGGTGGAGGTGGAGCCGGTGGAGCAGGTGCAACTAACTCTCCTGCAAGAGCACGAGGTGGAGCAGGTGGATCAGGTTTAGCAAATAGTATTACAGGTACTCCAGTAGCAAGAGGTGGTGGTGGAGGTGGTGGAGGTTCTTATAATTCCGGACCACCAGAAGGTTTACCAGGTCCAGCATCATCAGGTGGTGGAACGGGTGGAGCAGCAGCTAATGGTAATGCTGGATCAGCTAATACCGGCGGTGGCGGTGGTGGCGGTGGTGGAGCAGGTGCAAATTACGGTGGTGGAACGGGTGGACCAGGAGTCGTAATATTACGTGCACCAGGAGACACTAATATTTCAGTAGCACCTGGAACAAACTCAGTAGCAACTGATCCTGGTGGCGATAAAATTGCAACATTTACTGTATCAGGAACGGTGACAATAAGTTAAATACTAAGGAGAATAATATGGCACATTTTGCAGAATTAGATGAAAACAACATAGTACTAAGAGTAGTAGTTGTTGGTAATGATGTTAATACATCAGAAGGTCCTTTAGGAGAAAATGATATGCATGTTGATGGTGAAACATGGTGCTCTAAATTTTTTAAAACTGAAACTAATACATGGAAACAAACTTCCTACGATAATAATTTTAGAAAACAATATGCAGGTATAGGTTATACTTATGATGCTGCAAAAAATAAATTTATAAGTCCAAAGCCTCATGATTCATGGGCATTAAATGCTAATGATGATTGGCAAGCGCCAGTAACTTACCCAACAGTTACAGAAGAAGGTGGTGTTAAATACATGATTTCATGGAACGAAAATAATTTAAGATGGACTGCAACAGATAATTCAGATCCAGTAAATAATTTCAATTGGGATGCAACAGCATTAACCTGGAATAATATTTAACTTTACTTTATTTTTTATTTAAGTTATATACGTCCTATAAAGAAATATGAACTTAACAAATTATTATTGGTATTTTAAATCTGCAATTCCAGAACGTATCTGTGATGATATTTCTAAATACGGAAAACAATTGCAAGATCAAATGGCAATCACTGGTGGTTATGGTAATTCAAAAAAATTAAATAAAAAACAAATTATAGATTTAAAAAAGAAAAGAAATTCAGATATTGTTTGGATGAATGATAGGTGGGTTTATAGAGAAATTCAACCTTATATACATCAAGCAAATGAGTCAGCTGGATGGAATTTTAATTGGGATTATTCTGAGTCTTGTCAATTTACAAAATATAAAAAAGGTCAGTATTATGATTGGCATTGCGATAGTTGGCATCAACCTTATCAAAGACAACAAGGTGATCCAACAAATGGTAAAATTAGAAAATTATCTGTAACGGTTACTCTATCAGATCCAAAAAATTATAAAGGTGGGGAACTAGAGTTTGATTTTAGAAATATAGATCCAGATAAAAAACCCAACATTAAAAAATGTACTGAAATATTACCTAAAGGATCGTTGGTTGTGTTTCCTTCTTTTGTATGGCATAGAGTATGTCCAGTTAAAAGTGGTGAAAGAAACAGTTTGGTTATCTGGAACTTAGGATACCCATTTAAATAAAGGAGTGTTAAATGTCGTTTAAGAAAAATAAATATACAGTACTAAAATCAGCTATCTCACCTGAGTTAGCAGAATTTGTTTATCAATATTTTTTAAACAAAAGAAATGTTGCAAGATTTTTATTTGATCAAAAATACTTATCTCCATTTACAGAATATTTTGGTGTATGGAATGATGAACAAGTACCCAATACTTATTCACATTATAGTGACATTGCAATGGAAACTTTATTACAACAAGTTAAACCTGTTATGGAAAAACACACCGGTATTAAGTTAAGTCCTACATATTCCTATGCAAGAATATATAAAAAAGGAGATGTCCTAGCTAGACACAAAGATAGATATTCATGTGAAATATCTACTACGTTAAATCTAGGTGGTGAGTCATGGCCAATTTATTTAGATCCAACAGGTAGGAAAGGACAAGCTGGTATTAAAGTAGAACTTAAACCAGGAGATATGCTAATCTATTCTGGTTGTGATCTAGAACATTGGCGTGAAGAATTTAAAGGTAAGAACTGTGGTCAAGTATTTTTACATTATAACAAATCATCATCTAAAACAGCTAAAGAAAATTACTTAGACAAAAGACCTATGCTAGGAATACCTGCTTGGTTTAAAGGTGTTAAGTTGACAAAAATTAAAAAATAACTTACACTATAAGCTTGTAGGGGGAGATCCACCACACGCTCCCCTTGCTTTAAAATCTGTTGAATTTATCAACAATCTGATATACTACCTAATAAACAGGTTTTTATATGTTACAAAAATTAGGATTTTTACCAGGATTCAATAAACAAGTTACATCTACCGGAGCTGAATCGCAATGGACAGGTGGTACGAACGTACGTTTTAGATACGGCACACCAGAAAAAATAGGTGGTTGGTCTCAATTAGGAGATAGTAAATTAACTGGTGCAGCTCGAGGGTTACATCATATGGTTAATAGAGAAGGTATTAAATACGCAGCTATTGGTACAAATAGAATTTTATATGTGTATTCTGGAGGAGTATACTATGACATACATCCTTTAGTTAATCCATCAGGCACCGCTATTACAAGTGCATTCAGCACAACTAACGGACAATCGACTGTTACTTTATCTTTTTCTTCTGCACACAATTTTGAAGTAGGTGATATTATATTGTTTGGTGATCCATCTACATTTACAGCTATTACAGGTTCTAATTTTTCTTCTACTACTTTTTGTGATAAAAAATTTATGATCACCGGAGTACCTACAACTACAACTTTAGAAATAAATGCTGGTAGTAATGAAACAGGGGCAGGAGCAACTACATCTGGAGCTATAACTTTTTTTCAATACTTTCATGTAGGACCAGCTGAACAAGTTGGAGTTTTTGGTTATGGTATATCTCAATGGGGTGGTACCGTTACAAACCCACAAACAACAACTTTAAATGGTGGTTTAAACGACGATGCAAATGGTACTGGTGGGTCGGGATCTACAATTAATGTAGCAAGCACAACTGGGTTTCCAAGCACGGGAACTAATTTTATACAAGTAGGTACTGAAGAAATATCTTACACAGGAATTACGACTACAAGTTTTACTGGCATTACTAGAGCCGTTAGAGGTTCAACTAGAGCTGCTCACAGCACTGGCGCAACAGTTACTAATTTCAGTGCTTACTCAGCCTGGGGCCAAGCAGCATCGACCACGGATAAAGTTGCAGAACCTGGTATGTGGTCATTAGATAATTTAGGAAG